TTGAGCCATTAAGCATAGACTTGTTATTCTCGAGTCGTCTGCGTCGATGACAACTTTTGAAGGCTCTTTATTAAGCCAGTCTTTGCAAAACTCAAAGATGTCTCTTTGTAGGTCGAAGAACGAATGACCCTTGTAAGACCAAAAATGCTCAGACGCAGAAAAGTTAAGGTATAGTTTTTTCATGAGCTTCAAAGCGATAGTGTAGTCACCTCGTGCAGCTAAACCTGTTACCTTGCCTTCATGCTGATGCATCTTTAATCCTAAAGAGCCTGTAATAAACTGGTACACAAGAGCTACAGAGTCCCTCAGAGAAACCGAAGATATAGGTTTTTTAATATCCTTAACGTGTCTTTCTGAGTAGCTCAGACCATCTCCATAGCCATCTGAGACTATAATATAAGAGTTCCTGGGAACTTTATAATAAGGGAATATAGAGTACGCATGAGCTGTATGATGGTCTACTCGACGAGCTTGAATAAAGGACGTATGACAGCGCATGTTTATAAAGCTCAGTAAGTTTTGCTCTGCTGACATATTGTCGTCATATAGCCATTCTGGCTCGTATTTGGCAAAATACTCTTTATCAAGAATGTCGTAATGAGAGTAGTTTAACACGTTAGACACGCCGCTGTTACCTCGTACGACTAAAAGTATTGCGTGTACAGGTATTCTTTTTGTATTCTTTTCTCGAGTGAGTCTTTCTTCTGAAACAGCTCTTACTAGACGACCTTTATTGTCTACAAGAGCTGCACTAGAGTTAAAGCCTAAAGACATGCCTAAATGATACTTTGCTTTCATCTAACTATCTCCTCTATGTCTTCTTCAGACGCCTTATCACTGTCTTCATCAAGAGGCTTAACGATTCCGTTAATAAAGCCAAACATCGTATTGACCATTGCTGTGAGTTGTTCAGTATCAAAAGTATAGCCTTGTACAAGCTGTCTTTGTATACGTCTCAACGTATTTTGAACAGTCCACATGTCTACACGTTTGATTCGACCAGGCCCTTTACGAGTAGGGTCTTTTAGCTGCTCTTTAACTGTCTCATGCATCTTGCTCTCATCACTCACGTACCAACCCCCTGTATTTGTCAAAGTCAAAATTACCTGACTTCATCTCTTGCCATATGCCATCTTGCTGGTATCCCCAAGAAGGCCCAACATCACAACTCGTTCTTATAGGAACAGTCCATCTGTCACTATAAGCATTCTCCATACATCTTTGAAACTCAAGCGTAGCTTCTATGCCTTCCTTAGAGTAAGGCATCGATAATACATTTTCATCATGCACTGTAGCATGTAGCTTAAGAGTATTGAAGATACCTGCTTTATAAGCATCAACTAATCCTTTCTTCAAAGTGTCTGCACAACTGCCTTGGATCAGATGGTTTAACATCTTATATAAACCATCATTCCATCGACCTTTCTCAGGGTCATAAAAAGGTTTAGGCTTATGATGAGCTCTACCACCGATTGAAAGTATGTAACCTTTTAATCTTACTTCATTAGCTACATGCTGCTGCGTCTGTCGTATATAGGGCATACCAGCATGGAACTTGTTGTATACTTCAATTGTCTTCTCAAGAGTTTTGAACGCTTTCTTGTTCTTGAGGAAGATGCCTTTTGGTCCAGCACCGTATACGACAGTGAAGTTCAAACGCTTAGCCCATATGCGTTCTTCAAGCTCTGCAAGGTTTTGAGCCATCGTATGGAAGTCAGCATGCTGTCGAGCCTGCTCTTTAATCACTTCGCTCCGTTCACCTATAGCAAAGTGAGCTAGACCATACATCTCTATAGAAGAGTAGTCTAGAGCTGCTAGCATACATCCTGGCTCAGGCAAGAAGAGAGATCGCATCTCTTTGCCATAAGACTTGACGCCTTCAGCAGACTCTTCACGAGCAGGTATTTGCTGAAGGTTAATCGTACGAGAGCCGAATCGTCCTGTACGTGTGCCGCCCTCATCTCTCTTGTTCGGACTGAATACTGAGTATGCTCTACCATTAACAAGCTTTTGAAGAGAACCTTCAAGAAAGTTGTTTATAAGAGTAGCATACTTCTTGCTGTTTTGTATGTGCTCTATAACAGGATGGTCTATCTCGTCAAGAGCTGCTGCGTTCCAAGACTGATTACCTGTAGCTGTTACTATAGGAGATATAATACCCAAGTCGTTCATAGCTACAGTCATCTTCTTAGGCGACTTTACTACGCTAGAGTCAATGCCGTACTGATAAAGAAGTATCTCATCAGTTTCTTTTTGCTTGTCTTTAATAAATGAAGTGAAATTGTCTCTTGCAACTTCATCGACAGGAAAGCCATTACCATTGAGCAGGCTTATAACAGGCTGTAAGTCACACTCAAGCTTATAAGCTTCTTCATGAACCTTCATAAACTTTTCCTGAGCCATGAATAAATCATACGTGGCTCTACAGTCTTGCTCATTATACTTGATTACAGCTTCTCTACCTTCAGGCTCCATCCATACGATGTCTATGTTATCCCAGACGTCGCCTCTTAAGCCGTACACAAGCCTATACTTCTCAAACCAAGCATCAAGAGTGTCTGCTGTGTTCTTACCTTTTACATTGAATCTCTTACAACAAGAGTCTAAGTCTAAGTCAGCGTATTCGTCTATCAAGCACGCTCTTGTCATTGTGTCATGCAAAATACCGCCGACTTTCCAGTCATAACCGTGTATAAGCCATGACACGTCATACACAGAGTTATGGAACACTTTGTCTTCGTCTGAAGCCAACCACTCAGGTAATCGAGGGTCATCTGTAAAGCAACAGACATAGTTCTTACCATCATAAAGACCTACGCAGAGTATAGCAGCGTCCTTACGATGATAGCCAGGGCCTAGCGACTTAAAGTCGCTATGCTCTGCTACCTCAATATCTATAGCTATCAAAACGTTGGAACCTCAGAATCTGGATCGTAAGGCGTTGCGTCTTGCTGCGGCTGCGACTGTGACTCAGAAGTACTCTGCTGATTGCTTGAGCCACCTGGCAAGAAATCTACTTTTGACGTGTTTACAACGATCTTTTTCTGCGTAGATCCATCCTGCTTTGATGTCCACTGCTGGAGCTCAACTTCACCACCGCTGACAGCTATGCCCTTCCCTTTTGTTAAATAGGGAAGCATGTTCTTCGCTGATTTGCCCCAATGATTGACTGTGATGAATAGAGTCTTAGCGTACTGCCCGAAGCCTGTATTGTTTGCGATGTCAAACGTTACAAGCTCTGTGCCTGAGGGCAACACTCTATACTCAGCGTCTCTTGTCAGACGGCCTGTTACTACCCAGTTATTTATGTCTGCCATATGCATCCTCCTTAATAGAAAATAAAAGCCAGCAGCTCAAAAAGCTGCTGGCTCACGAGACTACTCAGCGTCTCCTGATGTTTCAGGAGCAGCGAGCAGTGCTACGTTCTGAGCTGACAGAAGCTGAGGCTTGACTGATTCAAGGAAGAGTTCTTTATCAAGAAGCTCTCCTCTTGAGACGCTGACAAACTTCGCAATCTGCTCTGCAGGCTTCGCAGGGTTCTGTACAAGATCGAGAGTGAGGTGCCAAGAGAAAGCGTACAGTGGAGCGATGCGACCTGAAGGGAGCCTCTGAGACCTGAGCTGAGCATTCCACTGCTTACAGGTTTTCATGCTACCTACAGTCGGGCTGAAGTACATGACACCGCTTTCAGGTGCGTCTGCTTTCATGCAGGCATAGATGAAGAGCTCTTCAACCTTGTTGCCTGTTTCGGGGTTCGTCATCTTCGGGAATCCACGAGTACCGGGCTTCGGCATCTCTACCTTCACGGGTATTGAGTTGGGCTCATAGCGTCCAACAGTCTCATACGGCGGTTCCTTGCTGCGTTCAATCCAAGCTGTCTTGAAAGCAAGAGGTATCACCTCTACAGTAGGACCGTAGTTTTCTTCTGTAGAGCTGTTCCTCCATGTGCCTGGCTGATGGCCATTCATCGTTGGGCCAGAGCCGGGCTGAACCATCCCGAGGTACGCTGTACTGACAGTGTCTTGAGTAAAACCATCAAGACCGTCACCTGCGAAGTCATCGAATACCGTCTGGTCTCCGCCACTTGCTGCCTGTTCCTGTTTTACAGATTCCTTGTCATCTTTGAACAATGCCATATTGTTCCTCCGTCACTTGTTCTACTCATACTAGGTATGAGCTATATTTAGCTATCTACGATAGCCAATATACTTATGCTTTGAGCATAGCTTTATGCCGTATAGACTCACTTGTTTCGCCTCTTGCTAAGAGGCTGCACTCTTCTGGTGTAAAGTAAATCCAGTTGCCTAAAACGTTAGTTTCTAATAGCTCTGTGGGCACAAAAGCTACGAATTGAGCAGAGTTAAAAGTAGAAGGTAAGTTCGACTTACACACGATAGTAAACTCATCTATCTTCATTCTATTATCAAGGCATACTCTAGTAATCATCTTGGTACTTCCACCTTGTACACCAGTTATCTGCAGTCGTCCAGTCGGTACAAAGGGAAAAGCTTGTATGCCCTTAATAGGAGAGCGAACAGCTGTTCTTGTAAATCTCACATAAAGACCTGGAGTATCACACTCTAGCTCAACGATACCTGTGTCTATCATGTAGAAGCTGTCTACATGTTCCCACCATTGACGGACTGTCTCTATATACGGCCGTAGTCTTTGACGTAACACATGCTCCCAAACAGGATCATCTAAGCCTGGTCTGTCATCGATCTGCATCATCCATAGCCTCCACGTCTCTGTCTATTTTCTGTATAATATCACTGTATTGTCTAGATTGCCAATAGCTTATCTCATTCTTCCTGTAGTAAGAGCTTAAGCCGTCTAGAATAGCTCCATCAGCCCAGAGCATGTCATGCGTATAGCCTAATACTCTACATAAACGATATCCTGGGAAAAAGCAAGTCTGTCTTCTTCCATTCCACTTGCTGTCAGTCCAGAACGTACCATGTAATAAAGCCAGCATTGCTTCTCTATACTCTGGCTTCGTAGGTACAAGCTTTTTACCGAACTGCTCTTCAGGCGCTAAAGGCCTATTCTTCCATTGTTCATACAGAGGTTTCCAGTCGTAGTGGTACACGGCTCCCCAGTTTGTATGTATCGGCTTCTGCATGCCTCTAACAAGAACGCCATGATATTCAAACTCCCTTTCAATGAGTATAGGTGCTCTTGTCAATCTTGCAGGATCAGCTGTAGTAGAATCAAACACAAGCTTGTCGCTAAGCTGTGTAGCTAGATGAGCATGAAGCCATCTATACGACTCAAGATCAGGACACTCGTCAGCTATTCTAACAATTATGTGGTATGACTTGCCACCACTATATACGACTCGTGCAGCGATACCTTCTCTGAAAAGTCTCTCTGCTTCTGATAGTTGTAATCGTAAACGTTCAGCAAAGAGTCTTTCAGACGTCAGGTCACCGCCCTTCTTGATACGTTCTTCTTCAATCATGTATATAGCCTTCGTTGTTTCATCAGACTCAAATAAGAACGTGTCCATGTACTGGACATTCTTGTTCTTATTTTCAAGAGACGTAACACCTGGCTTCATTTCATTTAGAGTCTCAAACTCACCATTAGGATCAGGCCTCCACTTGCTGTTCACTCTCAGTCGTTGGCCTATTCTTTCTACTGGCTTCACCTCAGCTGCATTCGCTATGTCTCTGTAAGGCCTCACCTGACGTATAATAGCTGATGCTAAGACAAACCGAGCTGTTGGTGCTGTGCGATGTCTACCTTGTATACCATAGAAGCCTCCAGGTATAGCTGTTGTAACAGGATATACACGTATTCCAAACTCTTTAACTAGCCATGTTTCACAGTCGTACAACGTACGTTCAACACTAGCGTGTGCAAAAGGCTTATTAGAGAGCTGGTCATAAAAAACAATAGGCCTACATAAAGCGACAAAGTCTGGCTTACCAGCGACGCTTGGAAAATACTGCAGAGCTGCTGAAGTCTGCAGATATGAAGAGAGGTCTACAGTTTCTTCTCTTTCAGTACCTTCATTTATTACGAGAGTTTGTACAACTTCTTTCGTATCAAGAGTAGCTCGAATAAATGGAGCAAGTGAACGAAGTATAGCTTCAATCTCTGTGTTCTCTGTCGTTCTTGGCAGTGTAAAGCATCTATCATAAGCTGCTGTATGAGGAAACTGTCGTACTTCAGTATTAGCTATCTTCTCGTCTGTAAAGAGCTCATGCTTAAACTGTGAGATAAGATCATAGTCTTCTACAAAAGGTATACCTGTGCGATTATTATTCATGTCTTGACCATAAAGCTTGGTAAAGACTTCATCAGCTAATTTGCTTTTCTTTCTTGTGAAGTTTTCATCTGCTTCCATAATCATAAACCGCCTCTGATCAGTGTCATCATCAAACTTGATTGGCACGTCTTTGTTCGACGTGACTACGAAGTCTGTGTAAGACTCTTGATATATCGGGTCAAGACCTTTATGCTCCTTTCTGATTGTAGTAGCTGTAGCTCTAGACTTGAGAGCAGCAGCTGAATTCTTCTTGTCTTCGTATTCTTTTTCTTCATGGCACACAATTAAAGCATCTGCGTAGTCTGCATTAAACCGACTTTGACTGTCGTACTGATCAGTCACAAGAACATTATCCTTACCAAAGAGACCTTTACACAGAACTTCTGCAAACGTTGTTTTACCTGTACCTTGTGCACGACTGACGATGATAGGTACAACCTGCGTCTTCTGCGTTGGATAACACATCTTCATACGAAGCCATGCAAGAAGATGCATGTAACATTCTCCTGCTATTGCTTGTATGAATGTGTATATATGCGAAGTGTCTCTTCGTGTCTGCCTAGCAAAACAAGGAAAAGGCTTCGCTATATTAAAAGTACCACGAGATGCGTCATAATAACCACTTGGAGTACTATAGTCTCTATGGTATATTGGTTTACGTCCCTGCTCTTCTCTTTCACCGTTCACTCTAGCTGAGTCATGATATTTTATACCTCGAGGAAACCACTGTCTTGGAGTACGCTTACCTTTTTCGTCTACGTCCCAAACAAACAGTAAGTCAGAGCAATAAGCATCAACCCAAGCTCTCTTAATTAAGATGTCACCACGGTGTGTGAGATAGTAATATTGGCGTGTGCTACGACCGATTACAACAATATCAAGAAGATGCTCTTTAGCCCACTGCGCACACTCTTCATCAGAGTCAAAGCCAACGCCACATCTATCTTCAATAGCTTGTTGTATCATCCTTTGCTGGGTAGCCGCACTGTCGTATATCTCACCATATACAGCAGATCTTACATCATCTTGCGACATTCGACTACCGCCTTATTTACTATGTTTTACGTTACCTATCTTGTTCTTTTCTTTCAGCCAGTAAGAGCTCACTGCTTTATGTCTGTCTATGTAAGAAGACGTTATACAAGAATAGTCTTGTACTGAGAAGTCTTCTCGAAGCATGACTTCTCTTTGTAGCTGTCTTAAACCCTCTTCAGGTATATAGCAGTCTATTGAAGCATCGTCTTTTCGACGAAAGCCCTTACACGTTTTCAAGTACACGCAACCTACACAGTCTATAGCCATATGTTTCCTCATACTTCAATATTCACGAAACCGACTTCCTGAAAATGGAAGCTCTCAGGTATGTCCTGTATCTGCAGTTGTGCTACGCCTGTGCCAGCTCCAATTTTATCTTTGAAAAACGCTTTAAGCGAGTTCGTATTCAGATCATCTACTTCAGCATAAGGTATGCCTGTAGCTTTCAGCTTATCCATTTGAGAAGAGTCAACCTTAGCACTCTCCTTGATAAGATGCTCTCCACCGTTTGCTCTGAGCCATTCAACCTGAACTCTACGATCATCTGCATTTTTGTTTGGCTGGCAATAGAACTTACGTTCATACGTCATAACGCCGCCTGACATAAGCTTTATTTCGCTTACACCTGCATTAAACATTTCCATGGGAAGGACAGATGACGCGTAGTAGTCATGCTCTTTAACAGCTTGCTTGTACTCAGCTTCAAGCTCTATAACTTTAAGCTTCAAAGCTTTAAGGTGTTCACCCATTTTTACGAGATTCTGTAATATATTTTTGTCAGATTCTGTTGTAAGATAGTCAAACTTGTCGCTCATCTTTCTTAAGCTCCTCATTAAATGCGTTTATAATACGAGACATCTCGGAAGCGTCATAATCACGTATTTCGCACAAATACTCATATATCTGCTTCTGAGATACCTCATCCAGATTCGTCTTTCCGTAGTATATAGCTGCATCTTGTCGAGCGACTAGAGGTAAATAATCT